GCTCGGCAAATACTTTCAGATTTGGCCGGGTGTCAACGCGGGCGAATATCTCGGGTTTGAATACCGTAGCAACGCATGGTCTGAAAGCGCGTCCGGCGTAGCCAAGACCTCGTTTACGGCTGACGATGACCGTTGCATCTATCCAGATCGCCTTGTGGTGTTGAGTACGAAACTCAAATACTTTGAGGCCAAGGTCTTTGATACGACCGCCCTGTACCGCGACTACATCATGGAACTGGAAACCAGCATCGCGCAGGATACGTCGGCGGCTAACCTTTCGTTTGCCCCGCGACCGGGTACGGTGCTTATTGGCTACGACAACATCCCCGACAGCGGGTATGGGCAGTCGTAATGGCTCGGCGGGCTTTAATTCAGCGCGCAGCAGCGAACGTTGCTTCGCTTCCGGCCCCCGTGGGTGGTTGGAACGCACGCGACTCATTGGCAAACATGGCTCCTACGGATGCCGTGACGTTGGAAAACTTTTTCCCCGGCGTGGCAAGCGTCAACCTTCGTGGTGGCTACTCCAAGTACGCAACTGGACTGCCGGGGCAAGTTGAAACGCTGATGCCGTACAACGGTGCGGCAACGACCAAGTTGTTTGCCGCCTCGGGTACGGGTTTTTATGACTGCACCTCCGCTGGAGCAGTCGGCGCGGCGGTTGTATCGGGCCTTACTAACGCTCGTTGGGAATTTATTAACGTTTCCACAACGGGCGGTAACTTTTTGTACGCCGTAAACGGTGTGGATAAGCCCCGGCTGTACAACGGCACAACGTGGACAGCGATTGATGGCGCGTCCACGCCCTCTATTACGGGCGTTACTACGACCAACCTTTCCAACATTAACCTTTTCAAAAACCGCGTGTGGTTTGTGGAAAAGGACACGCTTAAAGCGTGGTATTTGCCGACCTCATCAGTAGGTGGCGCGGCGCAAAGCCTTGATTTGTCGTCTATTGCCAAGTTTGGCGGCTATTTGGTCGCCATGGGAACGTGGACGATTGACGCGGGCTACGGCGTGGATGACAACCTTGTGTTTGTCACCAACAAGGGCGAAGTCATCGTCTATCGCGGTACAGACCCGTCCAGCGCGTCTACTTGGGAATTAATTGGCGTATGGGTACTTGGTTCGCCGGTATCCAAGCGGTGCTTTATGAAGTACGGCGGCGATTTGCTGTTGCTGACGCTTGATGGCCTGTTGCCTCTAGCGTCTGCCCTGCAATCCTCTCGCCTTGATCCCAACGTGGCGTTGTCGGACAAAATCCAAGGTGCGTTTGCGCTGGCGACCTCTACCTACCAAAACAACTTTGGTTGGGTAATGATTTACAACGCAAAAAACAACGCGCTAATTGTTAACGTGCCGGTTGGAACGGGTACGCAAGAGCAATTTGTAATGAACAACATTACAAAGGCTTGGTGCAAATTCACGGGGTGGGCGGCTAATTGCTTCACCATTTACAACGATGATTTGTATTACGGCGGGTCAGATTACGTCGCAAAAGCGTGGACGGTTGGCAATAGCGGTTACATAGACAATACCGACAACATCAATGGTCGCGCTTTGCAAGCGTTTAACTATTTTGAAACGCGAGGGGTTAAAAAATACTTCACCCGCGCACGGCCTAGTCTGTATTCCAGCGGGACACCCGGTGTCAACCTTTCCATCAACGTGGACTTTAGCCAAGCCGACAGTACGGCGGCTATTGCGTATAGCCCTACTTCGTTCTCGGTATGGGATACGGCGGTTTGGGATACGGCCACATGGGGGTCGGGGGACGTTATACAGGCAAACTGGCAGGGCGTGACCGGCATCGGGTATTGCGGCGGTATTCAGATGAACACCACATCCAAGAATCTGTCGCTTCAATGGGCTTCAACCGACGTTGTGTATCAAACCGGATGGGCTGGCATATAACGTCAAGCCCCGGCGTGGGGCATTGGGTCATGGGTCAGATGGACGGGGCATATAACCCCGACCGATCCAACGCCATTGGGCTGATGCGGGACGGGAATACCGTGGCCGGGGTGGTTTACGAGAACTACAACGGGCGGTCGGTGGTGTGCCATATCTGCGTCAAGGGCCGGATGACCCCGGCCTACCTAGCCGCCATCTTTGACTATGCCTTTAACGTTTGCGACGTTCATAAGGTTATTTGTCCCGTGTCAAGCGGGAACGTGCGCGCACAGCGAGTTGTGCGTAAAATGGGATTCACCGAGGAAGCGCGTTTAAAAGACGCCGACACCGACGGCGATATCGTGTTGTTAACCATGACACGCTCGGCGTGTCGTTTCTTGGAGCCGCGTTATGGGCAAAAAATCGCCTTCACCCCCGCCTGCGCCTGATTACGCTGCGGCTGCTACCGCGCAGGGCGCGGCCAATCTAGACGCTGCCCGCCTTACGGCGCGGATCAGCAACCCCAACATCTCTACGCCCCTTGGAGGCCAGCGTGTCACGTTCGGCAAGTCCACGTTTGACCAAGCCGGTTACGACAAGGCTATGGCCGATTACCAGAAGCAACTGGCAGATTACAATCAAGGCGGGTTGCAACGCGGGCCGGAAGTTGGCCTTTCGGATTCTGGCGGCAATGACCTTGGCCTTGGTGATTTTTACGGCGGTGGCGGCGTTGGTGGGTATAGCGGTGGTCAATTTGGTACTACCCCGGTCGCTCCTACGAAAGAACAGTTCACCACGACTACCGATCAAGACACGCCGTACATTGAGCAATACCTAACCCCCGAAGCGCAGAAAACGCTTGAAGCGCAACAGCGCGTAGACCTTGCCCTTGCTGGCCTTGGCGAGCAGGGCATTGGTTTGGCTAGGGATGTGCTTGGAAAGCCGTTTAATCCCAACCTCCGCGATTTGCAGACGACTTTGGGCGGGTATGGGCAGGTAGCCCAAGGGCCGGACTTGGCCGGAATGGGGCAGGCTGGCGCAAACGTCCGTGCCGAGCGCGTCAACCGTGGGCCGTTTGAGGGCCAGTATGGGTACGCCCGTGGGCTAGATGTGTCCGGCCTCCCGCAAACCCCCATAAACGCCGGTACGACGGCGCAGCAGGCCATTATGGGCCGGCTCCAGCCGCAACTTGAGCGTCAGCGGGCGCAGTTGCAGACGCAGTTGGTCAACCAAGGCATCCCGCCGGGATCGGAGGCGTACCGCGCCGCGATGACCGAGCAGGGCCAGCGCGAAAACGATCTGTTGTCACAGGCGGCATTGCAGGGCATCAACCTTGACCAAGCCGCCCGCCAACAGGCATTTGGCGAGCGCACAACGGCCAACCAAGCCTACAACCAAGCCGTGCAGCAGAATCTTGCACAGGGTTTGTCGGTGCAGGACGCGCAGAACCGCGCCTCGCAACAGATGTTTGGTCAGCGCATGGATGTGCAGGGGCTTTATAACACCGCCCTCGCGCAGAACCAGAACGCGGCCCTTCAGCAGCAGGCGGCGGCTAATACCGCGCAAGCGCAACAGTTTAACCAAGCCCTGCAAGCCGGTCAGTTCGGCAATACGGCGTTGCAGCAGTCGTTGGCGCAGCAGTTGCAGTTGCGTAACCAGCCGCTTAACGAGATCGCCGCGCTTATGTCGGGATCGCAGGTGCAGATGCCGCAGTTCCAAGGTTACACGGGCGCAAACGTCGGTGCGGCTCCTGTCTTTGGCGCGGCGCAGGCGCAAGGCGATTACGCACAGAAAAATTACGCAAATCAAATGGCCGGGTACAACAACCAGATGAGCGGTTTGTTTGGCCTTGGCGGTGCGCTGGCTGGTGGCATTGGACAAGCCGGAGGAATTGGAGCGTTCTTTTCGGATCGTCGCCTCAAATCCAACATTGAGCGCGTTGGCACGCACCCGCTTGGCATCGGCATTTACGAATACGACATTGCCGGTCGCCGTGAGCGCGGCGTGATGGCAGACGAAGTGCAGTCGGTCAAACCAGAAGCCGTCCATACCCACGAAAGCGGGTACAAGATGGTTAATTACGGGATGCTCTGATGCTTACGCCTTACCAGTCATTTGAAGGCCCGCAGCAGCAGATCGGTCGCGGTCAACGCCTTGCACAGATGTTGCAGGGCCGTCCGTCTAGCAACTTTGCAAACAACGATGCAACGTCGCAGCCGCAGCAGTACAACAGCCCGCTGGCTTCCGTAAACGGATACAGCGCGCCGCCGCAGTCTGCGCGTTTGTTTCCTCCGAATCCGATAGCGAAGCAACCTATGCCGAAATCACCGGGAATGTATAACCCGCAGGGCGGCGACTTTAAGGGTGACTACTATGCCGGTTAAATATTTCCAAACATTCCGGCCCTCTAGCGAATACGAAACCGCGTCAGCAGAGGCACAACGCCGTAATGCGCTTGCAGATATGTTGCAGCAACAGGCTTACCAGCCTATTGAAATGAACAACGCCGCGCCTGTGTCGTATACGCAAGGATTGGCAAAAATCCTGCAAGCGTATATGGCTGGCCGAGAAGGGCGTAAAGCGCGTGAAGCAGAGCAAAAGGCATCCTCCGCAATTGAGCGTGATGTAGCAGGCGTTGAGCGCACCGGCCAGCAATTGCGTGAAAGCCTTGAGTCGGGCCGCAAGCCGTTGACCGCCGCTGAAACCACGCCGGATGCAAGTGGCCTTGCAATGGTGCGTGGCCCGCTTGACCCTGTGCGCCTTGCGTCAACCAAGTATGGCCGTGAGGCGTTGGTCACCGATCCCGAATTGCTTGAGGCGTATAAGACTGCGCGTACCAAGCCCAAGATGCCCGCATTAACTGCGGAACAAATAATGACCCTTGACCCCGAAAGCCGCAAAGCGGTTCAAACGGCTATTCAAAGCGGTCAAGACGTTGATTACGGCGCGTTGAAACAAAGAAAAACAATTACTAAAGAAGTTGATTTTGGAAATAGAATGTTGGTGCAATATAGCGATGGCACTACGGAAGAAAAGCCAAAAGGTGTTGCACCGTCAGCAGAGCCAAAACAGTTGTATACGGTAAAGGTTAATGGCGTAGATACATACGTTCCGTATTCACAGGCTATTGGTAAACCGGCTGCAAAAGAATCTGGCGCAAAACCGTCAGAAGCCGAAAACCAAGCCTCGTATTTGACAAACCGTGTATTGAACGCGCAAAGGCAAATTAACCAAGTTATTGCACAATCTCCAGAAGCCTTGCGTCCCGGCAAAATGGAAGCGGCAGTATCGTCAATTCCCGTTGTTCGCGGGGCAACCGGCGCGGTTCAATCGCCGGAGCGTCAAATCGTTAGCGCGGCACAGTCCGATATGTTGGATGCGTTGCTTACGTTGGCAACCGGCATTTCGTATACCGAAGAACAGAAAGAAGCCAACAAAAAATCGTATTTGCCGTCTATTACGGAAAACGATCAAGTTGCTGCGGCAAAATATGATCGGTTGTTGGGCGTTGTTGCGGGAGCAAAGGCTCGCGCTGGCCGCGCATGGACTCCAGAAATGGACAAAGCCATGCAAGACGTATTGATTAATCCGTTTAAGAAAGAACAAACGGCGGCCCCGCAAGGCGGTTTGTCTTCTGCCGAGCAAGCAGAACTTGATGCACTTCGTGCCAAGCGTGGGGGAAGAAACTGATGGCTCTTACTCCAGAAGAAGAACGCCGCCTGCAAGAACTTGAGGACAAATCAAGGGATTTGGCTCGTATTGCAGAACTTCAGCAACGCCAATCCATGAGTCACATGGTATCTGCGCCTGCTTCTCCCGAAGAATCGGAAGAATTTAAGCAAGGCCGCAAAATTCCAACATTGGCGCAATTTGGATTGAAGGCTGGAGATGTGCTTGGCATGGGGTTCCCGCAGCGCGTCATGTCCCCGCAAGGTCGGGATTTTGTACAAGGCGCAAAAACGCAGTTTGAGGAGCAAAACCCTGTTGCTTCGGCGTTTACAACGCTTGGATCATCATTGGCTGGCGGGTTTGGCGGCGCAAGTGTTCCTGTGCGTGGCGCACAAGAATTGACCGCATTGGGGCGCATGGGTCGTGCCGCAATGACGGGCGGGACTCAAGGCGCAATTAGCGCAGCAGGGCAATCCCGTGCAACTACGCCGCGTGAATATGCAATAGACATATTGGAAGGCGCGGGGACTGGCGGTTTGATGGGCGGTGCTGGCGCAGGATTGGGCGCAACCGTTGGCCCGGTACTGACAAACGTTGGTGAACGATTTAGCAAAAACGTTGCGTTAGATGAAGCGCAAAAACGTCTTGCTAGAGCCTTGCGACGAGACGCTCCAGAAGGTATGGATTTTGAAACATATGTTCGCACTCAAATGGGTGAATTAGGCCCAGAGGGGCGAATGTTTGATGTTGGCGAAAATACAAGAAAGTTGGCAGACGTTCTTGCAACTATTCCCGGCACGGCAAGAAAAGAATTGCGAGACGTTGTTGAGCAACGCGCCGCAACGCGGGGCGAGCGGCTTGCGTCGGCAGCGGAAGAAAATTTGGATACGCAAGGAAGAAGGTTTGCGTCAACTGTGGATGACTTGATGCGTATACGCCAACAAGACGCATCGCCTTTGTATACGCAAGCGTATTCCTTAAAAGTTACCGACCCGTCTGGAAAATTGGCAAATCTGGTTCGTCGCGCAGACGAAATTGGCGCAACCAAAATTGCGCGAGAAATTGCGGAAACTGACAAAGTTACTAAAGGGATGCCGGGATGGTCGCTTGATCCCAATAAAGTTAGTTCATTTGATTATAACGTTTCAGACCTTGACCGAATTAAGCAAGGTCTTGATGCGTTAATTGCAAAACAATATGACGCTGTAAAAGGTCAATATACTCCGCTTGGCCGAACGTACATTGATTTGCAAAATAAAATTCGTCAAGAAACTATACGTTTAACTTCTGATCCAAAAACAGGTAAGTCTGTTTATCAAGACGCGCTTGATGCGTTTTCTGGCCCAAGCGCAATGATGGATGCGGCAAATTCTGGACGTTCGGCGTTGCAAAGAACCGTATCAGCAGAATCGTTGCGTAAAGACTTGCAAAACATGACTGAATCAGAACGCGAGGCATTTCGTGTTGGCGTGTTTGAGGCAATCCGAGACAAAGTTGGCGGCTCGTCTGCGGGCAGAACAGAAATTCTTAATTTGACGCAAAATTTTGTTCCGCGAGAAAAACTGGCTGTAATATTTGGGTCGCCAGAAAAATTTGAACGGTTTTATAAAACTGCAATAGCAGAACGCACAATGCGAGAAGCCGAAAGTATTGGTCGCGGTTCGCAAACCGCTGGCCGAATAACCGAAATGGGTGAATTAGACGTTGCCCCAACGCTTGAAAGTATGTCAACGGCTGGAAACGTAGCAACGGGTAACATTCCTGCTGCCCTATCTACGGGCGCACAAATGTGGAACAGAGTGCAATTGCCGGAAAATACCCGCAACCAACTTGCGCGTTTGTTAATGCAGCGCGGCCCGCAAGCGGAAAATGAAGCGTTTAATATGATGGAAACTGTTAGGCGCATGAACAAACAAAGGGCGCGACGAGCCGCATTGATTGGCTCGGCAAGTGCTGGCGCAACTTCGCAGGAGTAAACCATGAGTTTCAACGGTTCGGGTACATTCCAAATCAACACGGCGGGCCAGCCGGTCGTAGCGGGTACGACTATTACCGCAACGGCGTTTAACGCATTGACGGCAGACCTTGCTACGGGCTTGTCTACTTGCATGACCAAGGACGGGCAGACCGTTGCCACGGGTAATATCCCGATGGGCAACAACCGTATTACCGGCATGGGTGCTGGCACGGCGGCTACGGACGCGGCCAACCTTACGCAAGTGCAGACTACTGCCGCCAAACTGCTCACGGTTTCCGGTACGGACACTATTACGGCATCCGGTACGCCAACCATTGCGGCATATACGTCTGGCGCAATGTATTATTTTACGCCCGCCGCAACCAATACCAGCGCAGTCACGATTAACATTGACTCGCTTGGTGCAAAAAACATTACCAAGGAAGGATCTACCGCGTTGGCTGCGGGTGACTTGGTATCGGGCAAGGTTGCCGTGATCGTATATGACGGCACGCGCTTCCAGTTGGTCAACGTAACGGCCAGTAGTTCTACCGGCAACATCACGTTTAGCACCAACACGATTAGCACTTCCAATGCCAACGGCAACATCATTTTGTCGCCGCCGGGGTCTGGTGAAGTTCTTGTTAATGCATCTTCAACATATTTTGGCGCGGGAGCAACGCCGTTTGAATGTGTTGCCGACGCATCCCCAAGAGTTTATCCGGCAGTTTTTGTTATTCGTTCGGAACCAAGATCAGTTGTTGCTTGGAATAACACGACAACTGGCGATGCTGGTTTTGTCTCTTTTTGGACAGAAACCTCTCCAACATTTCGCGGAAACATTGGATATAACCGCAGCGCAGGATTGGTTGCTTACAACACTTCGTCAGACTATCGCGCTAAAGACGTATATGGCCCGGTAACCGATAGCGGCGCAAAAGTTGATGCGATTAAGATTTATCGCGGCAAAATGCACGGCGCGTCAGTTGAACGTCCGATGGCTATTGCGCACGAATTGGATGAAGTTGCGCCGTATGCCGTAATTGGCACAAAAGATGCGGTAGACGAAAAAGGCGATCCGGTGTTTCAGCAAGTGGACTACACCACGTTGGTTCCGTTGTTGGTTGCCGAAATTCAATCATTACGGGCGCGTGTTGCGGCACTTGAGGCGAAATGATGACCACCGTACAAGAACTAGAAGTGACTGTAACAAGCCACATTGATGTGTGCGCTGTACGGTACGAGGCTATCAACGCCCGTCTCAAGCGGCTTGAGCGCATTATGATTACCGGCGGCGGTACGGCTATTGTGTTGTTGCTAACCGCGCTGGCTGCAACCACCGTCATGCTGCTGGAAGCCTTGCAAAAATGAATTGGGGCGAAATCCTAAAAATGGTCGTGCCGATTCTGGTCATTAGCATCGGCTGGCTGCTCGGGCAAGTCTCATCGTTCAGCAACCGGTTAATCAGCATTGAATCCAAAATGCCCGCGTTAATTTCTGGCGAAGGCGTACCGACCGATAGCCCGTTGTCGGCTGAAAAGCGGCAAAAACTCAAGGAAGAAATCCAGCGCGAGATCAACGACCTCAACGTGCGCGTGACGCTGCTTGAGGAGCGCGGCAAGCGATGATGCCGATTATCCAAAGCCTGCTCTCCAATGGCCTCGGCCTCGTCGCCAACGCGGTCATGGCAAAGGGCCAGCAGTTCGTTGAGGACAAGTTAGGGGTTAAGTTAGCCCCCGATATGTCGCCCGAGCAAGTCGCGCAAATCAAAATTGCCGAGATGCAGCACGAAGAAGAACTCATGCGCCTGCGTCTTGAGGAAGGCAAGTTGGGGTTGGAAGAACTTGGCATCCGCATCAAAGACGTAGGCTCGGCCCGCGACCGCGAGGTGCAGATCGCCACAAACAAAGACGCGCCGTTGCTAAACAAGATCGTGACGCCGCTCCTTGCCCTGTCGCTGCTGCTGATTACGTTCGTGCTGTTTGGCGTTGTGATGTTTCAGAGCGACCCGGTAGACAGCAGCCGCAAGGACATTTTGATCTACATTTTGGGTGTACTGTCGGCCATCAGCACGCAAATCGTATCGTATTACTTTGGCAGCAGCCAAGGCAGCAAGGACAAGTCTGAAGCCCTTGAAAAGGCCATCAAATGAGCCTCGTCAACGAACAAGCGGCGTTCCTGCTAGACGTATGCAAACTGGTTGAGGAAGCCACGCGGCAGGGCTTTACGGTCACGGCAGGGGAAATGTACCGCACCCCCGAGCAACAAGCCGTATACGTCAAGACAGGCCGATCCAAGACCATGAACTCGCTGCACCTTACGCGGCGGGCCGTTGACCTTAACTTTTTCCGCGACGGCAAACTTGTCTACAGCAAGGACGCGCTAGCCCCGCTTGGTGCGTATTGGGAGTCGTTGCACCCGCTAAACTCATGGGGTGGAAACGGGGTCAAGTTGGTAGACGTTCCGCACTTTAGTCGCGGCGACGGCAAACCGGAGTGGCGCAGGGTGTCGTGAAACGGGACGAGGAAGATGAACTGGCATGGTCACAGCCCGACCTGTGCCAAAAATGCGTATGGTTTTGCCCGTGGAACTCGCAAGGCTACGGGTGTAGCCACCCTACCCAACGTCGGTTGCTCAAGGGTGAGGTGTTATGTGGTGGGGAACACCACAAAGCCTCGGCTCCGTGGCATTTACGAAAGGGCTAACCGGGTCATTTCGGCCAGAATCCAGTCGGCCTCATCATCCAGCCCCCGCCCACGCATCCGTGCGAGGACTTCGTGAAGGTTTAGCGTCGGGCTTTGCCCATACCCCCACGGCGCAGCGGCTAATTCGGCCTCAAACGCCTCGCCATCGGGGGTATAAAAGGGGTCATCCTCAAAACGGCTCATAAACGTCCTGTCGCGGCTTATACGCAATGTTTACCAGTAGTCCAAGCCGCCCCTGTGGCACGCCCAATTAGGCGGCTCGGGGACGTATCGCCAATCATCGTCCATCCTGCGGTTACGAGAATAAAGCCAATCAATCAGCGCGGCAATCATATTCATTGTGGTGACCCCCATTTGAACTCGCCGGTTTTCGTATCGTAATGCGCGCAACTTTGCTCAATGGCTGATCGGTGGGTGTATTTGGATGCCACCAACGCTCCGAGCGTAAATGCGATGCAAAACACGACAATTACAACAAACCACCATTCATTGCCTTTAATCACAAAAGCCCCTCTTTGGCTAGTTCGTTGATTGTTCGCGCCATGCCCTCAAGGTGAGCCAAGCGCACAAAATCACGGTCTAGGTCAGTATTTGCCCTGCGATCAATCGTGTCGTGGCACGCGCTACACGCCCATGCACCAATTAGATCGGGCGACTTCATGCCCATGCCGCTGACCCCCGGCAAACGCACATGAGCCAGCACGGTAGTGGATTTGTTGTGGTTGCAGATACCGGGCAACCGCACCATGCAGGGTCGGTCTTTTGCCAGTTTCCGCAAGAACGTCATTTGCGTGATGCCGCGTGATTTACTCATACACCGGCTCCGGTAGCGGCCCCATGCCCATATCAATACAGCGTTGCTCTAAAAACATTAAATACTCCGTAAATTCTTCTTTTGTTAGCGCAGACGAGCGTTTTAGCGGGCGCATACGCTTCCGCCCAAACCCTTCTAGCATTTCCCAACCAAAACACTCGCCCAAAAAGTACTCGTGCAAATCGTCCCGTCCCCAACCGCCAAGCGTTTCGCCGCCTTGCTCTAAAATCATCGGGTACGCTACGCCCCACAAAAACCGGTTTTGGGCGTCCGAGCGTTTGCGTTTCCACGGTTCAACGCTAATGCACCACGACTTGCTGGTGTCTATAGCCGCAACCATCGTGGCAACGGCCTTGATAATGTCATCGGGCTTGGTGCCACGCGGAAATATGCGTTTCACAAGCGTTCCTCAAAGTCTATATACCGCCAGCCCAAGTATTCGGGCGTAACCGCATACGCATCGTAGTCATACCCGCGGGCCGGGTCTGCTTGGCGTTTCACAAACCAATCGGGAAACGTCACGCGCACATCAATTAGGGCCGCAACGGTCATGGGTTGGTTCACAAGGTAGTAATAGTCTGGCCTCGGGTGCGCGGCATCAAACGAGGCTTTGGCACAAATCGTCACTTCCTTGAACGGCCATGCTTGGAAGTCAAAGTTGTGACGCAAGTGCTTAACCTCAATGCGCTTGCCAGAAGCGTATACATCGCCTTTATCTGCATACTCTGCGCGATCCGCAAAGTCTTTAGCGAGCCGACGTTTGGGCAAAGTCACGGTATGCCCAAGGTTTAACAGGTAAGTCGCCACTACGATCTCCGCAGGGCGACTTGCCCGAAACCTCTGCTCAAAGTCAGAAGTTAATGTCATCGTCTACCCAATTGTCCTCGGTCAGCACTTTTTCCTGCTTGGGCTTGGCAGGAGCGGCTTTCTTGGCTTCAAACGACAAACTCATAAACTTGCTGCCGTCTTTCTTGCTGGCTTTGATCCAGCCCGACACGTTGAAATCCACGTTTTCAATCACCGCGCTGCCGCGGTAGTCGGGGCGTTTGTCGTTGCCTTGCTTGTCGTTCTTGAACAGCACGCCGCGCATATTGTTGTCGTAAGTCATTTCAACTCCTGCTTTGCCATGTTGACGTAGGTTTTAACGGCGTTCTTGTACTTGCTGCCGTGTTCGGCCCCAATCGCATCGCCGACTGCGATATATAGTTCGTGGTTTGCGCTGATTTGCTTGTGTAGTTCGTACACCGTCAACGCAATCGCTTTTTCATCAGCATCCGCATCCATCGCGTCTTTGAACGCTTTGACATACTTGGCAACTTCAGCGGGGTTGGCGTTCTTGCCAAGGTCGCCACGCGGGTCAAGTTTGAGATCGGGCTTGCGGGGCGCAACTTCGTGTGTGCTGGCATCAGCATCATTGTCGCCCTCGGTTGGCACGCAAAACGTCATAAACGCGGCGTACTTGTATGCGGCTGACATGGCTTTGTTGCTAGACTTGTCTCCGCTGTCCATCGCCTCGCCAATCGTGACAATGGTGTGTTTGCTGCCATCCTCGGAGGCTACAAAATCAAACTCAACCGTAAGCGTGGTGTAAAACAATGTCCCGCCGTTGCGGTTCTGGCGTTCGGCAACTTGCCGATCCGTCACGCGAGGAAGGATGCACAGGCCATGCTTGGCAAGTAGCGGCGACAACGCGCCGTACACTTGGTCAATGCCTCTAAATGCATACCCCTGCTGCGCGTTTTTGGAATCCTTGGAAATGCCGATCTTGGATAGATCGGCGGTTATTGCGGCAATTTTCTCGTAGATTTTCATTGCAGTTTTCTCTCCACGTTTTCCAGTTCTTTATAGACGGCGATCAACGTCGCCAGCAGCAGCGTGCGGATAAACTCGGCCTCCTCACGCTCGGCGTCCTGCGCCTGCCACCAGTCGTTATCGTCATACGTCGGCATTTCATCGTCCCACATGACTGGCTACCTCCTTGTCGCACCCGTGGCCGTCGCACGGTTCAACCGCGCAACAAAACAGATAAAGCAGGATTAAACCGATCACTTGCGGCTTGATGGATTTATTCGTCATGGCCGTCATCCCAAGTCATTTCTTGGCCGATCTCATCCTCAATAACCTCGTAGTCAAGGTAATCGGGATCAACGTCAAGGACGACCGGAAGCGAGTGATAGTCGGTGTCGTTCGGCTCGTACACGCCGTGCAGTTGCACGCCGTCAATTTCAAACTGGTCGCCGTATTGCGTCCAGTAGACGTTGCCCTTCCATTTGTAACCGAGCGCAAAAAGCGTCATGTCGGTGCAGTTGGAATTTTTATACTTGGACATTTCTGTTGTCTCCTGTGTTGTATCTGTCAACGTGGGATATCTTAACCCAAGTAAAGGGCGGGTGTGAAGTCCCCGCCCGATTGATTAGAAGTTGAAGTCGTAAAACCGAACAGGCTTTTCTGCCAACTGGTAACGACCGCCGTTGGCATCTTTCCAGCCCAGTTTGCCTTTGCGGATGCGAATCACCGAAGCCGTGGGATCGCTGCTAATGATCCATGCTTGCGCAATTTGATTAGTGCAATGCGCCGAAAATCCGCCCGGCACAAATTCGGGCTTAAAAGCCGGGTCGCGTTTCGCGCTCATGCGGCGAATTTCTAGCGTTTTGCCGCTAACAGCGCGAATGATTTCGTAAGGGGTAACGTCGCTATAGCCGATTTGATTTGCGTAGTTCATTTGCTTGCTTCCTATCTGTGGTAGCCCGGTCGTTAGTGACCGTGAGGCAAGATTAACCTGTGTTATTGACCGGATGCAAGCGTTTTGTTTACGATTGCTACATGGACATCAAGACAGCCCTTAAACGGTACGGATCGCCTAGCGGTATTGCCCAGGCATTCGGAGTGTCAGCCCCTGCGGTAAGTCGCTGGATTCGTAATGGGCGCATCCCTCAGCAACGGGTATGGCAGGCCAAGGCAGGGCTGGTAAAGCCTGTAAAGGGCCGGTAATGGGCTTAAACGAAAAACCCCGCCGGACGGCGGGGCTTGACGGAGCCGGTGGGTGGCTCTACTCTCGGGTTGCGGTACGAGGTGTCGTGACGATAACCGAGGTGGAAATCGGTTGTCAAATTTCACCCACCTCCCTGCTCGGGAACTCTGGTCGGGTCAGCAACGCGCAGAGAACCTTAAACCCACACCGGGGCGGCCAGCCTGTGGGTGCGCGGCGTGTCGTCGGGAAGCGCAAATGGCACCGGGAAACCGGCAAAAGTAGCCGACAGCGGATGGCTCCGTCAGTCATCAACTCCGCACGATCTGCTTTAGGCGTACTACGCCTTTTAGCCGTGCGGATTCACCATCAGTCATCACCCCTTTTATGACAAAACTCTACGGATACCGTAACGGTATGAGCAAACTGAACCCAACGAAAGTGCGTGAGATACGCCGAGCTGCCAAATTGCGACGGGAATTAAGCAACAAAGAACTAGCCAGAAAATACAACGTCAGCGTTGGTGCGATCCGCAACGTGCTGAAGGGTTCGCGGTGGGATTGGGTGCAATGATCCATTACCACGGACTGCCAATGTCCAACACACACGACATGATCCGCGCTTTCGCAACCCATCACGCGATGGTCAGTTACGAAAACCCCGAGCAATTAGAAATTGCCGCCGAAGTGTGCCAAAGCATAGTGCTAGATAACGGGGCATTTTCGGCATGGAAAGCGCAAAAAGCCTATGATTTTGCGGGTTATGCGGAGTGGGCGACCAAGTGGGTCAAGCACCCCGCGGTGGATTGGTGCGTCATTCCAGACGTGATTGATGGCACAGAAGCCGATAACGATGCGCTGCTGACCGATTGGCACCTGCCAAAAGCCATATCGGTTCCGGTGTGGCATATGCACGAATCACTAGACCGACTGCACCGGCTCCTTGAATTTCCCCGAATTGCGCTTGGATCATCGGGCGAGTTTGCGGTAGTAGGCGATGACAAATGGTGGCGCAGGATGGCCGAGGCGATGGCGGTTGTGTGTGACCCCAACGGGATGCCTCTCGCAAAACTTCATGGCCTGCGAATGTTAAACCCCGGCGTGTTTTCCAAGTTACCGTTAGCAAGTGCTGATTCCTGTAATGTGGCCCGAAATGTCGGTATTGACCAGAAATGGACAGGTGCATATGCCCCGGCCTCGCGCACGGCTCGGGCGATTGTGTTGATGGAGCGCATTGAGCGGCACGCGAGCGCGTACCGTTGGAATCCTGCGATTGTGCAGGATTATCAGAATTTTGATTTATTTGGCTAGGAGGAAACATGGACATACCGGGTTTAGACACGGCAGCGTGGGAACGGTGGGTAGCCTACCGGAAAGCCATCAAGAAGCCGTTGAAAGAAGCAACTTTGCACGCGGCGGCATTGAAACTTGCGAGATACGGGGATAGCCAAGAAGCCGTGGTGGAGCAATCCGTGAGCAATGGTTGGCAAGGGCTGTTTGACCTACAGGTAAAAAAACTGGCCCCCGGTGAAAAACCGAAAAAGACCCGCGAGCAAGTTGCTGCCGACGATGCTTACTGGCAAGCCACCGTTCAGCGAGCCGAGAAAAACTGGTCAGAAACCATCCCGACCGCTTTCGGACGCCTCAAATTGTGCGATGCGTTGTGGGCGCGCTACACGATTGAAGTTGGCCCGGATACACCCGAAAAACTGGATTGGCTGAAGGGCGTGGTAGCCCGAAACCTCAAGGAAGCCGAAGCCAAGGCCGTGGCGAACGATCCGCACTTGATGATTATGGTGCTGTGCTTCTTTGGCCCTGCCGGGGTCAAGCGCATCAAGGAACGGGCGGCGGTGGGCGCATGAAACCCGATTACATTGTCCGAATGGCTAAAAACGATTATGGCATTTACGCTTTTACAGAAAAAACCCTTGAATTATTTATTGCCCTTGTTGCCGCAGCCGAGCGCGAGGCGTGTGCCGAAATATGCGACCGCGAAGCCGCCGCAGAAAGCAACCCCGTCCCGTTTGACCGATGCGCCGTGTTGATTCGGGCTAGAGGCGACCAATGACTGCGATAGGGTTTTTACTGTTTGCGTTGTCCATTTTTGTTTTTGCAATAGACGATAAAAGCAAATTCCCCGGACTAGTGGGACTCATGGCCCTTACGGGTGCGATTTTTATGGTTGGCGGAATCTTCCGATTTCTGTGGCAGGCGATGCCGTGAAAAACATCCACTACGGCAAGTCAGTTGCGCCGACCTCGGTGGTGAGCAAGACCCGTCGGTGCAGCGAATGCAAACGCACCTACGCCAGCGCAGAGGCGTTCCGATCCCACAAGTACCGAGGTGGCGGGTGTCGCTCGGAAGCCGCCCTAATCGCCGCTGGCTACGCCGAAACACCGACCGGATGGAAACACCGGTGAGGAGGGCAGCACGCCGTGACGAAAACGACGCAATTATCACCGAAGCGTTGCGGGCGGCGGGTTTTACCGTCCATGACTTTGCCGGGGCCGGGAACAGCATCCCCGACAAACTGGTAACGCGCACGTTGCCTGACGGCTTGGAATGGATTTGTTGGGTGGAAATTAAAACGCCGACCGGAAAATTGCGACCGGGGCAGGAAAAGTTCCGCGACCTGTTTGAAGGCCGAGGCGAATGGTACAAAGCCTGCTACCCGCAAGACACCGTATGCGAACTAGCCACTCGGTATCACGACGCGATTAAACAGGAACACTTGCGATGATTTGCGCCTCGGTTTAGCATCTGATTTGGCTAAAAATGGGTGCAAAATGGCCGAATCTGAACAGAAAAACGTCGCGTTGTTTGTGGCAACTCTGTTCCACAGCGCGACCGTCACGCATTTTATGCACCTGTCCACGGACTCTTATGCGAAGCACAAGGCCTTGCAGAAATACTACGAGGACATCGTAGACCTTACCGACGCGGTAGCCGAGTCGTACATGGGCTACGAGGAAGTGAAATTGACGCAATGGCCGAAGGAATTTCACCTTGCCAGCGATCCTGTGACGTATCTTGAGAAATTGCGCGACTTTGTGGAAGAAATCCGCAAGGTCATTTGCCCGGAATACACCCCCATCCAGAACCAGATTGATGCCATCCAAGAACTGATGGATAGCACGATCTACAAGTTGAAGTTTCTGGCATGAACAGCAAACGCAAGGCGGGACTGTACGCTAACATCCTTGCTAAACGGGAGCGCATTGCCCACGGCTCCGGCGAAAAAATGCGTAAACCGGGAACCGAAGGCGCACCGACTGCCAAGGCTTTCCGCGAGTCTGCCAAGACTGCCAAGGACAACACATGACGGCGGCATGGACGCGCAGCGAGGGTAAGAACCCGAAGGGTGGACTGAACGCCAAAGGCCGCGCCAGTTACCACCGAGAGACAGGCGGGACGCTGAAGCCGCCTGTGAAGTCGGGCGACAACCCTCGCCGCGCATCTTTTCTTGCACGCATGGGCAATATGGAAGGCCCGATGGAAAAAAACGGCAAACCAACCCGCCTAGCCCTTGCTCTGAAGGCTTGGGGCGCATCCAGCAAGGAAGATGCCAAAGCGAAAGCGCACGCGATCAGTAAACGCAACGAAGGTAAATAACCATGCCTAGCCATTCAGACAAACAACGCCGCATGATGGCCGCATGATACAATTGCAGAATGATTGAAACTCAATTTTCATGTAAACCAATTGGCAAACGGCAATCTAGATATTTAGATTTGCGAAATGGGCCTGTTGATGGCGAAACTGTGCCATGTTTGGAATGTGGCCGCATAAGGGTTTATACAAAATACGATCGGGCGCGAAACCGCATTTCTAATTGGTGCCAACCTTGTTCGGTAAAACGCGCCGCATCGTTAAAACCAAAAAAAACAAAAGAACAAAAAAAAGCAGATCAAGCGGCATGGTATCAGCGCAATAAAAGCAAATCGGCTAAATATTTATCTCAATACAGAGAAAATATAAGGCTAGAAATGATTAATGCTTATGGCGGAAAATGCCAACAATGTGACGAATCCGATCCAATTGTGTTGGTTTTAGACCACATTAATGACGATAGCAAAAAAGATCGGGAAATTAATAAACACAATGGCGGTTATAAAATGTATTTGCATTTACGCCGAAATGGATGGCCGAAAGGACAGCATCAATTGATGTGCCATAATTGCAACTTTCGGAAAGAATATAAACGGAGGAAAAATGCCGTCCTCAACCGATAAACAAGCAAGGTTTATGGAAATTGCCGCTCACTCTCCCGAGTTTGCCAAAAAGGTTGGCGTCCCGGTTGCGGTAGCCAAGGAATTCAACCAAGCCGACAAAGGCAAAAAACTTGCCGAGGCTATGAAACGGATGCCCAACCATGGCTGACCCAAAGGCAATGGCGCAAATCTTAAAGCGTCAGATGATTGCTCAACAAACTATGGCTGCTGGCGTGCCGAAATACGCGGCAATTACTGACTTTGATAAATACAAAAGCCTTACTAGCGACAATCCAAATCTGAAAGCCGATTTTAAGCCATTGAATTTTGACAACTTAATGCAATCGGGCGCATTTCGTGTAACCCATCGCGGAACCGATACGGGATATGACCCAGACCCTAACGCAGGATTTTCGTTGGTTTCTGGCTACAACGATGCAGTAGGCGAAGGGACGCGAGGCTGGAAAGACAACCCCGGTGCTTACAACGTCGTAAAGGATATGTTTACGACCCGTCCCGCAGATATTGGCGCCCACAAGTATTTGCAAATCATTCAATCTGCAAAAGACTTGGGGCTAACTGACGATCAAATTTACGCAAAATAGAAGTTATCCACAGGGTATGTAAAAATATCCACAAGTTATCAACAAGTTATCCACAGACCCCACAGGTTTATGGCAGCACGCAAAAACACCCCTCGGTTAAGCCAAGAATGGCGCGAGCGCATCCGTTCTGGCGTGATATTGGCTCGTTTAGAGCAAGCCGCCCTCGGTGAACTGGAAATTAGCCCCGCCTCCCTAAAGGCCGCAGAGATCGTTTTACGCAAGACCATTCCAGACCTTGCGCGTACCGAGGTAACGGGCGAGGACGGCAAGCCGCAGGAAATGACGATCAGTTGGAAGGAGCCGAAGTAGTTGCACATTGAGATGCCCTACGAGCCGCGAAAGGCGTTTATGCCTTTTCACAACCGCACAAAGCGGTGGGCTTGTATTGTGGCTCACCGACGCGCTGGCAAGACCGTCGCCGCCGTCAACGACATTATCCGCGCTGGCATCATGTACAAAGGGCCAAACGGCCTGTTTGGGTACGTTGCGCCGTACATGAACCAAGCCCGGCGCATCGCATGGGATTACTTCAAGCATTACAGCGAACCGATCACCAAGGACACTAACGAAAGCCAAATGACCATTACGCTGATTAACGGCGTAAAGATCAGTCTGTTCGGTGCTGACAACGCGGATGCCATGCGAGGCTTGGGATTTTCGGGCCTGTACCTAGACGAATACGCAGACTTTCGGCCTAGCGTGTTCGGCAATATCTTGAGGCCATCCCTATCTGACAAAAACGGATGGTGCGTTTTCAGCGGCACCCCGAAGGGACACAACGCTTTTTACGAGGTTTACCGCCGCGCACAGGCTGATCCGTCCGATTGGTTCTTGCTGCGCCTACCCGCGAGCGAAAGCGGGTTACTTCCTAGGAGCGAACTAGCCGCTGCACAGGCGCAATTAAGCCCCGACCAGTACCAGCAAGAGTACGAGTGCGACTTCTCGTCTGCCGTGGCCGGGGCGTTCTTTGGGCGCGAAATGAACGAGGCCGA